ATCCCATCTGACTTAGTAACATCAATTGCTGGATATTCCCAATCCCGCCAGTGATCGCATTTGCAACCCCCGCATATCCGCTGGCTCGGGCGTTCCCGGCAGCCATCAAAGAGCCGCCTTGCTGTGCCCCGCCGATTGCGTTGATATTCGTCACGTTTCCTGCCGCCGCAGAACCTTCTTGTCCCAATGTGGTAGCTGCCTGCTGGCCCGTTCCAGCCAAAGATGAAAGCCTGTTAAATTCATTGGTCTTGTTCGCCTCAAAAGTATTGAAGGCGCGGTTGTAGACGTTTCCATATTCGTTCGATGCATAAGTCTGGCTGTAATCCTCAAGAGCCTTGGCCGTATTGCCAGAGAGAAGCCCGCCACGGGCCGCTGCTGAGTTCTGGAGCGCATCAGCTCCAGTTTTGAGCCGTGCTTGGAAGCCAGGGTCATTCTGTTCGGTGATTGCCGTAGGTGCTTGGAAATTCTCCAGCAATCCCTGGCCCGGTGTTGAGAGTTCCCCGGAGAGCGTACCGAGGGCCTGTTTCCCGGCAGACAGCCATGGAGCCATGTTCTGCTGCTGAGTTGCCCATTCCTGCTTTTGGAAAGCGAGTGAAGCTTGCTGGTCTTCATGTTGCAGTTGCGCGGCAGACTTCGCAGCATTAGCTTGTGCTCCGGCAGCCTTGGACGCACCAACGGCCCCGACTACCGAGCCAACTATGCCCATGACTCCCAATGCAATCAGCGGCATTACAGTTCTTTCTCCCAGACGCTTACTTTGAGTTCTTTATAGCCTAAGCGCGACAAATAATCCGCCACTTCATCCGATTCCGCATAGGCCAGAATCTTGCTAAGCCCAATGTCTTGAGCCTGTTTCTCCATGAAATGCATCATGCGAATCCCAGTTGTACCTCTTCTGAAACTCTCGGCTATCCAAGTCCCTTCGATGTGCGCCGGTGAAATCAAGAGCATCCGCCCAACTATCTCACCTTTTGCCTCAGCCACTACAGCAATGCTGTAACGCGGGTCAGGACGATAGCCTTCCTGCACCTGCAAAAGCCGGTCAAACTCAATGTCTTCAAGTTTGCGAATCTCAGAAAGCACTGAGAGCCACCCTCTTCCAAGAATTCTTTGCCACGCAGACATACAGGAAGTTGCCATCCTGCGCGAGCTGGTTGGGTATGCCTGCCGAAGTTGATGTTGCCGGCGCCGCTGGAATTGACAGCGAATTTGTCACCGATTGAAACCATTGTGTCCAGGCATAAGCTGGGACGTTGGTATTGGAAAATTCGCCTGCACCGCGCATCTCGGAACCGCCCAGCTTGGCCTTAGGCGGGTTTCCGATGAATGGCGTGCGGATGGGTGGCGCTGGGAATTTAGCCATCACGCCACCTTCGCATAGGTTCTGGCCAGGCGTTCTTGCGGCTGGTAGCCAGGAGTTGCCAGCAAATAAGCGTCCACGACACGCCAAGGGATGGGGTCAGTCACTGCGAGCTGGTACACGCGGTCTCTTGACCGTCCCAACCGCCTCCAGATGGCGCGTTTCTTGAATTGCCCTGCTTGGCCTGTTCCAGCAGTGTATTCATTTGACCAGGTATGCCCGCCATCGTCTGACCATGAGAGCATGGCTAAGGGGTCGCGCGCCAGCACGCTTAAATCCTTTGTGGTAGTCATGTTGCCATTCGTAATGACGCCAAGCTGCCATACGGTCGTGCCGGAAACGCTTCCCATTTGTGCTGTTTGAGGATTTGCAGCATTGAACGCTATTGAAGTTGTGGTTAGAAGTCCTAAAATCGTCACGCCAAGCTGCCAGGAAACTGTATTCTGCGGGTTGTTCAGGATGATGGTTTGCGCCGCCCCGGTTGAGCCGGAAGTGGTCTGCAAAGTCCCATTATCTAGAACTGTGACGCCCCAAAGCACATTGTTGGAGTCCTTTAGCGTCAAAATGGTGCTTGGCCCTGTTCCTTGCAGCGGTGGTTGCGGCCCCAGTCCAGTTTCGAAGTCCACTTGCAGCTGATGATGGAATATCCATTCCTGCTCCTGGCTGATATGCGGAGCCTTCCTTACTCTCCTAATCACGTTCCCAAAGTCATCCTTGAATGTAATTGACATCTGATAGAGCGTGCCATTGGCTGATCCTCCGACAAGATGCTTGCCAAAGTTGAAAGTATGGAACTGCGCCCGGTGCTGGTTGAATGTGCCGGACATGGTGTTCCAGAAGCCGCGCTCATGCCACATATTTGTTGCTACGTCATAAACCCAAGTCTTTCCTGCCGTGGGAAAGCTTAAAACATAGAAAGAATGACCTTGGTCTTGATACGAAAAAGCTACGGCATCATCAATCCGTGCATAGCCTTGCCAGGCAAACTCCACTGCATGATTCGAGATGCGTACAGGATTGTAGCCTTGCGCCCGCCACGCCATACCGTTGCCACGCTCATCGGAGCCTAGCCAGAACACCGAATTATCAAGCTTGGCAATGCTAAACTGCGCGGCTATGCCAGCCTCGACGAATGCTCCGGGGATAATGTCCAGCGGAAACGGGAAATTCCCTGAATCGTAGTAGACTTGCGCGGCGCGTGGTCCGAGGACGGCCAGTTCCCTGTGATCGGCAAAGATGGATATAACATTGTCGGTGAAGACTGAGACTTTGGTGGTTGAAAGCCCCGACCAAGTCGTTGCATCTAATAGGTTGGAAGCGAATATCTGGTTCGAGTTCTTGATAAGCGCAAGAAAGAAGCCATCAATATAAGCCACCATCGAGACGTTCGTTAGCGTGCCGGCTGGAATCAGCGTCAAGGTGTTGGCTACGAGGTCTACAACGTAAGCATTCCCGCCCGAAGCAATCAAAAGCTGTGTCCCCCCTCCAGCAAAAGAAACCGGAATCCCATCGTTGGTGATTGAAGCTGCATAAGTGTGCAAGGCCGTGCCAAGAACGCCTACTTCATAAACATTGTTTGCTGAAACGTGGAACGTGCGGCCATTTACGGTGTAGTCGCCGCGGCAAGGGCCGGGGTCAGGGGCGGCGAAGAAAGCCAGCAAACCCGGGGTGGGATAGAGCGCCTTAGAGGATTTTCCCCCACCATCTTCCAAGTTCTCGACATACCAATTCATGCATTGCTGGGCGTCAGCATTGACGCTCTGGCTGGTGTAACTCGGCCCGATAAAGCCAAATCCGCTCATTATGCACCATGCCTGAAGGTGTCAGAAATCCAGTTATAGACTCTCGCGCCTGAGCCGCTGAGTACCGGGTCAATCCGGCTTTCTATCAGCGGTGCATTCATGGTCTTGAGCATGGCTTTGGTCATCATCGCTTGCGCTGCCACTTCTGGCGGCGTTGAACGTCCAAACTCAGGAGCCAAATCCACAGCCAAGTTGTATCGGATGGCCTTGATGTAGGCTGGCGGAAATGTTACATCGGTTGTCAGGTCAGGAAATGTATTGAGCGGCTGCCAGGAATAAATCCGCGTGTTGACCGCTATCGTAGGGATACACCAGAAGCTAAGATTCCTCGATGGGAAGGCCATGTCATCATAAACCACGGTTGGCAGGCTGCTGGAAATCAGCTTTACCGGCACGGCTTGCCAGCCAGCTTCAGTCAGCATTTCAAGAGGCAGTTCTAACGGCTGGGCAGGGTTCAAGAGCGACACAATGCTCATGCGCTCGATGCGTGCCGGGCGCGGAAGGTTGAAGTTCCCACCGGTTCCTAGAGTGTAAACTTGCTGGCCAGGAGTCAGTGGGAACTCATCTATTCGGATTGAAAAAATGTCCAGCCGCTCAGCTTGCCAGCTATCCATCATTTGCTGGGCGATTAACAGCCCATCCGCAGACTCGTTTCCTGACAGCGTCTCCCCTGAAGCAAGTACGCCGATAAGCCTGCAAGCACTCGCAAGGAGGTCGCCTCCGGTCATGGAATCCTTTAGGCCGCTACTTCAACCTTCAATTTGTCGGGATGGTCGACCCAGCCCTCTTTGAGCATTTCCTTTTCCTGCTTGGCGTCCGCCGCCTTGCGGGTGACATAGACGTGATACTCCACCAGTCGCTGTGCAATGCCGCTGTCGTTGGTCACGATTTTCTCGTAGCCCGGCGAAATCACGTCGCCGCGCTCGCCCTTGCTGGTCATGGCCAGCCGATAAAGCGCTTTGGGATATTCCCCGACTTGCGGCCCTAGCAGGTAATCATTGAATCCCTTCGGCTCAGCCATCAGCTTTCCTTGTTCTCGACTTCAGGATGAACAGGGTTGAAGGATTCCGGGTATGGATGCGCTTCGTGGTCTTCGCGGTGCGAATCCGGCAGCTTGGCCACCTTGTTCAGCCCAACCTTGCCGCCTTCTTGCTGGTGCTCCAAATGGTCGTGCAACTGGTGCGGCTGCATTACTTTCTGCCCATGCGGATGTGAATTGTGCATTCTTTCCTCCTAAGTTGTGGTCTCAATCGTGTAATACACAGTGATATGGCAAGTCCCTGT